CAAATATTCCGTAACGGAGGTAAAAAATAATGCCACTTACTAAAAAAGGTAAAAAAATTATGAAATCCATGAAAAAACAGTATGGAGATAAAGAAGGTGAAGCTGTTTTTTATGCATCTGCTAATAAAGGCAAGATTAAAAAAGTTCATAGTAAAAAAGAAGGTGGTGCAATGGAACCTTATTATGGAAGTTTCATTTCAGGAACTGTAGATGGAAAAAAATTGTCTAATCCATCATACAAAAAATATTATGGCAATTTATTAAGGGGGTTTAAATGACAAAATTATGTCCAAGAGGTAAGGCCGCAGCGAAAAGAAAATTTAAAGTGTATCCGTCAGCATATGCTAACGCCTATGCTAGTAAAATTTGTGCG